ATAAAAAAAATATATAAAGAATACTCTAAGGACTAATACTAATAAATATAGGGTAAGACCTACAAAAGCGTTTATTTTACCTAGAGTAGTAGAGGGGGGGTGTGGTTACCTCCCCAATACAATAAACCGAATAGAAATGTTAATCGGCTCAACTAAAACAATAGATATGGAAAGAACATACAAGACAATAAAAAGTGTATTAAAACATCACATCAAAACAGGAGTGAAAAGTCTTTGGACTTGGAAGGACGATAACTTCACAATGATATATGAAAATTATAGTGGTGACGACAGGATTTATACAAGCAACCAACTATTAAAAATACTAAGCAAATGATACTACAACTATTAGCATACTTTTCCTTATTTGTAATTTTTGTAATTACAATTTTAAGTATAATAGAAGGCAAGATAAGAGCCAAAAGAAATAACAAGATAAAATACAGAATTGACAAGGTAGAAACACTAACAGGAGGACTAGAAAACGATAGGATAAATGAAAGACAATAGAATACCAAGCTACTACAAAGGAATCAGATACGGCTATGAAGCTCGTAAGGTCATAGAGGACTTTGAACTTAGCTACAATACAGGAACAGCCGTTACTTACTTGCTCAGAGCAGAAAGGAAACACGCTAGTCCTATTGAGTGCATACAGAAAGCAATCAATCACTTAGAATTTGAACTTGATAAACTAAAGAAATGACTCTATACTTTTGCGAATGTGGAAAAACTATGGAAATAGGAAAGGCTACAATAGTTAACAGAGATGGCAAATGGGTAACTAAGGAAGCACTCTGTGAGTGTGGTAAATATATGGACAGCAAACCAACTGAAGGAATGCCAAGTCTAAAAAGAACTGAACCTACTCTAAGTATGAAAAGAGATAAGCTTTGGGAAGGAGCAACAGAAAAGATAAGAAGTAAAGCAACTGAATAGTGAAGTTTGTAATAAAAGACAAAAGAGATAAGCAAAGTCTATTTAGTTATCTAAAGGAATTAGAGAACGACTACATAGTAAGTGTAAAGAAACAAAGAAACACAAGAAGCAATATGCAGAACAGTTACTATTGGAAATGTATCGTACAAGGACTAGCAGAAGAACTAGGATATTTCCCAAATGAAATGCACGATGTACTAAGAGCTAAGTTCTTATCAGAATATGAAATGATAAGTATTAATGATAACCAAATAGCAATAAATAAAATAGGAAGTACAACAGCTTTAAACACTAAAGCGTTTGAAGTATATACAGAACAAATAAGAGTATGGGCTTTAACTGACTTAGGAATAAGGCTTATGCTTCCAAATGAATACGAATGAATATAACAAACGAATGTAATATGGAGTTAATGTCAAGGTATGAAGATAACTACTTTGACCTTGCAATAGTTGACCCTCCTTATGGGATTGGTGAAAGCTCAAATAATAACAAAAGCCGTTCTAAACTTGGCAAATCAAAAGATTACGGAAATAAAAAATGGGATGATAACGCACCAAATAAAGAATACTTTACAGAACTAAAAAGAATTAGTAAAAATGTAATAATTTGGGGTGCTAATCATTTCATTGAAAACATACCAAATGCAAATAGTAGTTGTTGGATTGTATGGAATAAAGAAAATGGAAAAAATGATTTTGCAGACTGTGAACTCGCTTATTGTAGTTTTAAAAGTGCTGTAAGAAAAATAGATTTAAGATGGCACGGAATGTTACAGCACGATATGAAAAACAAAGAGATAAGAATACACCCAACGCAAAAACCTGTAAAACTTTACGAGTGGCTACTAATGAATTACGCAAAGGAGGGAGATAAGATACTAGATACTCACTTAGGTAGTGGAAGTATTGCTATTGCTTGTCATAATCTTAAATATGATTTAACTGCTTGTGAATTAGATAAAGAGTATTATGAAGCAGCAATGAAAAGAATAACTAAACATAAGCAGCAATTAACTATGTTTTAAATAAATAACAATTATTTCTATTATATAATACAACTTGATTAATCAAATTATTTCAAAATGGAACACGGAGGAAAAAGAGTAGGTGCAGGACGCAAAGGTAAAGCTGAAGAACAAAAGCTAATAGAGAACTTAACACCAATGAGTAGTATTGCATTGGAGTCATTACAAAAGGGCTTAGAAAAGAAAGAGCAATGGGCGGTAAAGTTATTCTTTGAATACTTCTATGGCAAACCACAACAAAGAGTAGATGTTACAACAAATGATGAAAGTCTTAATGTACCACTAATAAACTTTATAAGCTCTGAATCTTAGCGACAAATATACAGCACTATTTAAGTCTGAAGCTAGATACTTTATTATAACAGGTGGTAGGGGTTCAGGAAAGTCTTTCGCAGTTACAGTCTTTCTAACACTCTTAACTATGTCTAGGAATATAAGAGTCCTATTCACTCGTTATACAATGGTATCAGCTCACTTATCAATTATTCCTGAGTTCTTAGAGAAGATAGGGCTACTAGGATATGAAAACACCTTTAGCGTAAATAAAGCTGAGGTAGTCAATTTAGGAAACAAATCAGACATATTATTTAGAGGTATTAAGACATCAGCAGGAAACCAAACAGCTAGTCTAAAGTCATTACAAGGAATAAGTACTTGGGTACTTGATGAAGCAGAAGAACTTATTGATGAAAATATCTTTGATACTATTGACTTAAGTATAAGGGAAAAGAAAGTACAAAATAGAATCATATTAGTTTTGAACCCTGTAACTAAGGAACATTGGATATACAAAAGGTTCTTTGAAGAAAAAGGAGTACAAGCAGGTTTTAACGGCATTAAAGACAATGTATGCTATATCCATAGTACATACCTAGACAATAAAGATAATCTATCACAGAGCTTCCTAGAGCGTATTAAGAGTATAAAGCATAGGAACTTTAAAAAGTATCAGCATAAAATACTTGGAGGGTGGTTAGACAAAGCAGAAGGAGTAGTTTTTGAGAATTGGAGTATAGGAGAATTTAATCCTGATGGCTTACAAACTTCTTGCGGTATGGACTTTGGTTTTAGTGTAGACCCTGACTCATTGACTGAAGTAGCTATTGATAAAAAACATAAGAAGATATACTTGAAAGAACATCTTTACAGGAATGGGTTAAAATCACAAGAACTAGCTAAGATAATACTAGAAAAAGTAGACAACAAACTTATCATTGCAGACTCAGCAGAACCAAGACTAATAGCAGACCTTAGACATTTAGGAGTAAACATCAAACCTGTAAAGAAAGGAACTATTGAAAGTGGTATTACTCGTATGCAAGATTATCAATTAATTGTAACTCCTGAATCTATAAACATAGCCAAAGAGCTAAACAATTACGCTTATCAAGATAAAGGTTCAAAATTATATATAGACAACTACAATCACGCAATAGACGGCATAAGGTACAATGTAATTTACCACCTAGATAATCCAAACGCAGGAAAGTATTACGTACAGTAAACTAAATTCTAACTTTTTCTATTATATATTGTATGGAAATCAAAATCAAAAAGAAGGGTAAAGTAAAAGAGTTCAAGCTAATTAATAGTTGGGAAGATGTAACGCTTGAGAAGTGGTTGCAACTGATTGACTTTGAAACAGGTACAAAGACTGAAGAAGCTACTGAAACAATAGCAGCATTATCTAACATTCCTAAGCAGTTAGTAAAGGAGTTAGCATTGTCAGATGTAGCTGTTATAATGAGTAGGATAGCAGAGCTACAACAAGAGCAAGATACAAAGCTAAAAAGGATAATAGAGATAAACGGAATTGAGTACGGATTTCATCCTGATTTAGATTCTATAAGTTTAGGAGAATACGCAGATATAGAGCAATTCATCAAGAACGGAATAGAAAAGAACCTACCTGAATTAATGGCTGTTCTGTATAGACCTGTAAAAGAAAAGAAGAATGATATATATATTATTGACGCTTATGATGGTGATATTCGGCTCAGGACGGAAGAAATGAAACAGATGTCAGCTCAGCAAGTGCAAAGTGCATTGGTTTTTTTTTACACTTTAGGGAAGGAGTTGTCCGAGATTTTGCCATTGTATTTGATGGAGCGGCTGAAGGAAACGAAGACGCAATAGCTTCAGAATCCTTTGCAGAGAAATGGGGATGGTTTGGAGTGATGTACAGATTGACAAATGGAGAGATAGTAAACTTAGAACGAATAACAAGATTAAGTCTATTAGAGTGTTTAACTTGGCTTAGTTATGAAACAGATTTAAACTCGCAAAATAAAGTAAAGAGAAATGGTAAACAATAAGACATACAATAATGTAGTAAACACCTTACTAAGATTAGGTGAATACCACGAACAAATAAGCACAACTTCAGTAGGAGATATTTTTGACATAGATTTGTCTAAGGTGAATAAATTTCCGTTGCTTCATATAAACCCTGTAAACGTATCAACAGGAGATAGTCAGCTTACTTACAACTTTCAAATCTTTATTATGGATATGGTAAGCGAAAAAGAAGATTGGGCTAAGAACAATGCTTCAGCTAACTTCCCTAAGCTTTATAAGACTTTAAGCAATGAGCAAGATGTATTTAACGAAGTGCTACAAATCTGTACTGACTTTATAGGAATGCTTAGACACTCAGAGCAACAATCGTTACAAGGAACAAACGATATAAACGCTCCTATATACTTTACACAAGACCAATTCACAATAGAGCCGTTTCAAGAAAGGTTTGATAACTTATGTTGTGGATGGGTATTTAATATTGGAGTCTTAGTTCAGAACGACTTCTCAACTTGTACAATACCTGTAACTTCTGAAGGAGCAGGGTACTAATGTTTAAAATAAGAATAGGAAAACTAACAATACAATTATTACCACCAAAAATAACTTACAAATTTTAATATGGCAACACTAACAACAACAATCACCGAAAGCGTTACAATCAATGGAGCGTTAAGAGGTTCATCAAACACTTTAACTGTAACAGACATTGTAGACACTTTTGAAAGAGTAGTTACTTGTCCTAACGCAGCAACAACAACAATAGCTACATTTTCTAGCAATGTATACGACAGTGCAGGAGCAATAGACGCTGAGAATGTAAGATACATAAGAGTATCAAATCTATCAACTACTGCTGATATTGAAATAGGTGTAGCAGGAGCTGCTTCAAACTATTCCATGTTGATACCTGCGGGAAACTCGCATATCATTTCAAGAGCTGACAATGTTATGTTGGCAGAAGCTGACGCAGTTCCTACTTATGGTTCTTTAGCTGATATAACAAAATTAGAGGTAAGACCAACAGCTTCAACAGATGTAAATGTAGAAATATTTGTAGCTACTGTTTAATGGATACAGCTAATATAGAAAGGTATTTAAACAGCTTTGGAAAACAGGTTGTTAATCGTTCTAAGGGTAACTTGCAAAAAGCAGGTAAAGGTGGAAAGTTAGAAGAATCCATTAGCTTTAAAGTTATCAAAGAAGGAGAGAATTACACAGTACAATTCTATATGTCTTACTATGGTCAGTTTGTAGACAAAGGGGTTTCAGGAACACAAAAGAAAAGAACCTTTAAAGACTACAAAAGCAAAGTAATAAAAAGTCCTTATAGTTATAAAAATTCTAAAGGGCATTCACAACCACCAAGTAAAGCTTTAGATGGTTGGGCTGTAAAGAAAGGAATAGCACTAAGAGATGCTAAGGGAAGATTTATGAAAAGAAAGACTTTAACATTCTTATTAGCTAGAAGTATTGGTAGAAACGGAATACAAGGAATTAGCTTTTTCCAAAAACCTTTAGGGTTAGGTCTTAAGCAGTTTGGTAAAGAAATGTTAGGAGCAGTCAAAGAAGATATAATTAATAGTTTAACAACAGTAAAATAAATGGCAACACAAATAGAACAACACCCTTTATACGATACACTTCCTGTAGGTCAGGAGGTAATATTTACAGTATCTAATTCAGCTATTGTACCAACAGAAACAAGAGTAAAATTTATTGCTGAAGTTCATATAAGCGACACAGCTATTAATCTTTCTACTTCTACTCCTGTAGGTACATTTAAGACTACTCCCAATAACGCAGGGGTTGGTATATTTGACTTCAGACCTATTATTGAAAGCTTTGTAAGTGCTGATAATATAGCAGGAGATGGAAGTCCTTACAAGATACACACTTCTTCAGCTGCACAACAATTTCCGTTACATATAATAAACAAGTTTTCTACTAATACAAATTCAGTAAGGTACTTAGCAATAGTATTTAAAACAGAATACTTAGACACGACAGTAACACCAAACACTATAACAGATGACGGAACGCAAGATAACTCAGATGAATACACGCTATTCAATGGGTATTTAAAGCACAATGACAGACTTAAAATTGGTTACCCTAACAACTTTGGTTATAATGTAGATAAGTTTGAATTAGCTCCTGTTTCTCTTGCTCAATTTTTAAGCAATGCACCAACTACTCAATACGCTAATAAAGAAGATTACGGAACTCTTTCATTACTGACTAACTCAAGTGCTTTAAGTTATGTGAAGTTCACATTTACAGAATATGACGGAACAGTAACAACTTTAGATGTAGACAATACTGACGCTAACGGAGGATTTACTGCTTATTCATCAGACGCTAAGAACCAAATATTATTCATTGGATGTTTCCCTGCTAACTTAAGAAATTACGATACAGCATTTGAAGCACTAATAACAGCAGGAACTTTATCGCATTACACAGTAGCAGCTTATAATGTATCTGATGTTATAATAAGTGAAACAGTAACAATCAATCTAAATTGTCCTAATCTTAAAGGTTATGAACCTATCAGACTTTGTTGGTTGAATCAATGGGGTGCTTGGGATTACTATACTTTCAAAATGAAGTCTACTAAAATGATTTCAACTAAAGGAAGTACATATCAGCAATTAGGAGGTTCTTGGAACGAAAGTTTATACACTCCTTATGGTTACAAGGGAGGAAAGAAAGCATTTAGAGTAAACGCTACTGAAAAGATAACAATGAACACAGACTTTGTTAATGAATCAGAATCAGAATGGTTTGAGGAGCTTATAAATAGTCCTGAAGTATATTTAGTGAACAATTATATTTCAGAAAGTTCTGTAGCACAATTACAAATATTATCACCAAGTCTTTACATAAACCCTGTAAGACTAACAACTTCAAGTTATACTAAAAAGACTGTAGCAAATGATAAATTAATGCAATACACTTTTGAAGTAGAAAAGAGTAAGAACTTAAGAACTCAATCAATATAATGAGCGTACAACTTATAATATATCCACAAAGTTATGAAGGGACTCATAACGCTATTTCAGGAACACCTAGTGAATTTGTTGTTGATGGAATAAACTTTAACACTATAAATACTTCCACGCAGTATGTAGCCTCTGCTCCTTTTCCACAGAATGCAATAAACTTTTACGCTCCCACACTTCCTTTAAACAATTGGGATAGATATAATAGTTTAGGGGGTGGTATTGTAAGTGAAACTTCAGGTGATATTGTGTTTTCAGGAGGTACTTCAGGAAATGAAGATTGTGGTATAATTCAAAAGCTATCTAATTTAACAATAGGAATAGATTATACAGTAAGTGTTGATATTGCCTTAGTTTCTGCAACTGCTGACTTATTTGTAAACACTTATAACGGAACTATTTTAAATTCAACAGCGACACTTACACAATCTGTAGGAGTTGTTTCAACAACCTTTACAGCAAACGCAACAGACCAAACTATTCTAATAGGTACTTCAGGAATTGGAGCAATAATTGTAAGTTCAATTTCAACACAACAAGTTAGTGGATTAACAGTTGCTAGTTTATCTGACGGACAAGTAATTTGCGACCTTTATGAAGATGAAGATATTCCTTTAAGTCTTAGTGTTGATGACTTTAAAAATGTAGCTGAAAAGGTGCAGTCTTATTCTAAAGCGTTTAATCTTCCTGCTACAAAAAGAAACAATAGAATCTTTGACCAAATCTTTGAAATAACTCGTTCAGATGATGGCGTTATTTTCAACCCTTATAAGAAGACTCAATGCGTACTTAAGCAAGATGGCTTTATTTTATTTGAAGGGTATTTAAGACTGTTAGATGTAACGGATAAGGAAGGAGAAATAAGCTACAATGTAAACTTGTATTCAGAAGTAGTAGCGTTGGCTGATGTTTTGAAAGACAGAGCTTTTAGAGATTTAGACTTTACAGAATTAGAACACGAATACAATAGAACGCAAATTACAGTTAGTTGGAACGATACAGGTTCAGGCATAACTTACTTAAACCCTAGTACTTCAGGGTTCAGAGATGCTAATTCAACTGTCAAATATCCTTTTGTAGATTGGAATCATCAATTTATTGTAGGAGGTTCTAGTAATAGTGGAAATTTAGCAACTGATGGAAACCCTGAACTTACACAATTAGAACAAGCGTTTAGACCTTTTATAAATATTAAGTACTTAATAGACAGGATATTTGAACCTACTCCTTTTACTTACGAAAGTGCTTTGTTTGATACGACAGAATTTAAGAAGCTTTATATGGACTTTAATTGGGGTTCAGGTAATGCACCTGTTGTGTTTAATTCTAGTGCAAATATTACAAGAAATTCACAACAAATACTTACTACGTCTTACGCTACATTAGATTTTGATTCTTCAACACCCCCTTCAGATTTTGGTTATTCATCAGGTGTTTTTACAGCTCAAGTAGATAGTCAAATCTACAACCTGTCTTTTAATATGATTTTTAAAACACCTTCTTCACCTCAATCTTTAGATGTGCAATGGATTGTAAACGGAGTACCTTTTTTTTCAGTTAATGGTCAGGTTGTAACCACTTCTAACCCTTTTACTTATGCGGGTAATATTACGACTACATTGTCAGCAGGTGATACTATTGTATGTCAAGCAAAAAGTTCTAGTACCACAATGTACTTAGAAGGGGGTTCTAATTCTATTATTGCAAATACAAGTTCAGACCAAACTACAAACGAAACACTACTAGACACTTTAAGAGGAGAAACAGGTCAATGGGATTTCTTAAAAGGAATACTTACTATGTTTAACTTAGTTACTTTACCTGATGAAAATAATCCTAACAATATTCTGATAGAACCTTATGCTGATGTGTTTTTGAATAGTGCTGATAGTGTTCAGTTGGATTGGACAGAAAAGATAGATGTTTCAGAAATGAAGTTAGAACCTTTAGCGGACTTAAATAAAAAGACTATTTTTAAGTTTGTAGAAGACGACGATGACTACGCTTTTACTAAATATAAAAATTCAGTAGGTGGACATTTATACGGAAGTAAGATGTATGACGCAGGAAATGAATTTAACATATTAGTTGGAGAAGATGAAATAGTAGCAGAACCTTTTGCGGCTACAGTAGTCAAACCTTTAATGAGTCAATTTCCTGATTTTATAACTCCTGCACTATATTCTTATAACGCTGATGACGGAACTTCTGAAGGGTTTGACAATAGTCCTAGAATAATGTATAACAACGGAGTCAAGAATACAGGAGCTTCTTACTATATGCCTTCACAAAATGGTGTTACTTCAGATAATCAAGACTATTTTTTACAATTTAGCCATTTGACTGATGTGCCAACAGTAGTAGGTTCAAAAGATTTCCACTTTGGAGAATGTCAGCTTTTAACAGGAGTTGGTAGTTCTGTTCCTGATAACTTATTTAACTTGTATTGGTTGCCTTACTACTCAGAACTTTACAATCCTAACACTAGAATTATGACTATCAAGGTTAATTTAACTCCTGCTGATATTAATACCTTTAAATTCAATGATACTGTATTCCTTAAGAACAGAACATTTAGAGTAAACAAGATAGACTATAAACCAAACGACTTAGCAACTGTAGAATTTATACTTATACCATAATGGCAGAAATAATAAGAACAATAGAAAACTTATCAGGATTTGATGTTAAACCTTATTCAATTTCAAATATTGGGGTTGTAACTTTTACTTCAGGAAACGACTATGAAGATGTGCCTATTTTAGTTACTCCAAATCAATTACAATGTGAAGCTTATGGGTACACTTACAATAAAGCGTCAGGAACTTGTTCAACATTTAGGTACAATACAAATCTGAATCGTAGCTTTGACAATGTAAACAACAACACTCAAGGTTCAGGGAATACCACAGAAACAGGTACTAATAATACTTATATAATGGGGGAGAACAATACTGTAAAAGGTATGTCTAGGAATAACATTATAGTAGGTAATCAAAATGAAATAGCAAACGGAGTAAATAACGCTAATGTCTATGGTACTTTAGGAGAAGCAACAACTGACAATACTATTGTCTTAGGGGGTAACAAAGCAACAGACAACTTAGCTGAAAGACAGTCTATGCATATGATGTACGGACTAACAACCACAGACGGAAACACTAAAGCTAGTTACTTAAATAACACTACAGGAAGTTTACTAGAAGTTCCTGACAATACTGCTATGTACTTTCACGCTGACGTATTAGCAGTAAGAGTAGGAGGTACTGATACGTCAGGAGGTGGAGCAGCAGGTGATTTTGGTAGTTGGACTGAAAGGGGTGTTATAATTAACAAGTCAGGAGTTCTAAGTATATCAAGAGAAAGAGATACTGTACAGCATAGTGGTCATACTACTAATTGGCGACCTACAGGTGCAGTATCAGGAACTAACTTTGTAATGAATGTAAGAGGACACGAAAATACGATTATAGAATGGTGCAGTAATATAAGATTCACACAAATAAAAACAGGGGTAACTTTATAAAATAAAATTATGGCAGATAAAGTAGTATTAGAAGCGGAAATAAAATCAAACATAGGCAAGGTATCTAAAGAAACAAAAGAATTAACTAATGAATTTGGAGCTTTTGGTATTACTATTGGTGGTGTAAAAGACAAGTTCAAAGATGTAGCTAAGATAATGAACAACGGTCTTAAGCAAATAGCTTTACAAGCGCAATTAGCAGGGGTAGGGTTTAAGAAAATGTTTAGTGGTGATATAATAGGAGGAGCAAAAACGTTATTCGGAGTAATTAAAACAGGAATAGCCGCAACAGGGATTGGCGCTTTGTTAATTGCTTTTACTTCTTTAGCTACATTCTTTACTAAAACTAAAAAAGGAGCTGAGTTATTAGAAGTAGCGTTTGCAGGTGTTGGTGCTGCTATAAGTGTTATAGTTGATAGAGTATCAAAATTTGGAGGCGCTATTGTTAAGTTGTTTCAGGGTGACGCTAAAGGTGCGTTACAAGATGTTAAAGGAGCGTTTACAGGAATAGGAGAAGAAATCGCCAATGACACTAAACAAGCTGTTGCGCTTAAAAAAGCGTTTCAAGATTTAAGAGATAGTGAAAGAAACTTAAATGTAGAAACAGCACAAAGAAGGGCAGAAATAGAAGCGTTAAAATTAATAGCAGAAGACGTTACAAATTCAGAACAAGTAAGGCTAAAAGCTGCGCAAGACGCGTTTGCAATAGAAAATAAATTGTTAGCTGATAGAGTTGCTAATGCAGAAGAAGCTGTTAGAATACAAAAAGAGCAAAATGAGATAAACCAAAGTATGGATGAAGACTTGGACGCTCTAGCACAAAAAGAAATAGATTTAGCAAATATAAAAGCAGAATCTACTACTAAACAAATAGAACTTAACAATAAGATAAACTCAATACAAGCAGAAGCAGCAGCAAAAAGGTTAGCAGCATTAGATGAGTTAAAGGCAATAGATGCTGAAAGAATGGGAACTTTAACAGAGATGCCTTTGTTAGCTGAAGTTGAAGCGCAAGGGATAATACAAGCAAACAACAAGGTTTTAGACAACTTTTTAACCAACAACAAAATAAAGAAACGAGACGCAAAATTATTAGCTGACGCGCAGAAAGCAATGGCGTTAGAGGGACTTGCCTTAGTTTCAAAAATAGCAGGAGAGGGAAGCACAATAGGAAAAGCAGCAGCAGTAGCTTCTGCCACAATATCAGGGGTAGAAGGTGTTCAAAACGCATTTACAACAGCACAAAAATCACCAATAACAGCTCTTTTACCTGCTTATCCATTTATTCAAGCAGGGTTAGCAGGAGCTTTTTCCGCTGTACAAATACAAAAGATATTAAGCGGAAGTCCTGCGACAGGAGGAGGAGGAGGAGGAGCGTCAGCAGCAACACCACCTGCAACACCTGCACCACAAATGATGTCAGGAGCTTTTGATATATCAGGAGGAGTAGCGCCTGAAGCAGCTAAAGCTTATGTAGTTACAGATGAAATGACTAACAGCCAAAACCAACTAGCCAACATTAGAAGAAGGGCTACAATCTAAAATCAAATAAACTAACTTAAAATCTATTATATAATATGCCTTGCGAAAAATGTGAAAACGGAAAATACAAATGGGGAAAGACAGGAAGCTGTACTTACGACTCAGTAGCTGAATGTGAAGAAGCCAATAAAGACTATTACGAAGATATGAAAGTAACAAACATAGTAGAACTAGTAATTGCAGACGATTCAGAAGAACTAGCTATTGACGCTATTAGTTTAGTAACATCACCTGCAATAGAACAAGACTTTGTTTATTTTGGAAAAGAAAAGAATAACTTAACATTCGCTAAAGTAGATGAAGAAAAAAGAATGTTGGTTAGTCCTGCTCTTATTCCTAATAAGCAAATATTCAGACACAACCCTAATACAGATTCAGATTACTATGTTTATTTTAGTCCTGATACAGTTAGGAAAGCTTCTGAATTATATTTGAAACATAACAATCATCATAAAGCTACATACCAACACCAAGACAGAGTTTCAGGCGTTCTAACAGTTGAAAGTTGGATTAAGGAAGGTGATATGGATAAGTCTAAGTTATACGGCTACGATTTACCTAACGGCACTTGGTTCGTTAAAATGAGAATTGACAATGATGAGCTTTGGAATAAAATCAAAGAAGGAGAATTAAAAGGTCTTTCAATTGAAGGCTACTTTACAGACAAGATGGAAAAGATGTCAGAAAAAGCTCCAACAAATGAGGAAATTCTTACAGCACTTAATGAAATAATTAAGGAAAATCAAACAAAAAAATAAATATTCTATTATATAACAAACAATTAACAATAATCAACTATGGATTTAAAAGAACAAATTTTAGTAGCTCTAGGACTTGACAAAGAAGAAACAATTAAGTTAGAGTGGCAAGCAAAATCAGAAGACGGAACTATTTTCGTTTCAACTGCTGAGGAATTAGAAGCAGGAGTAGACATTTCAGTATTGACTGAAGATGGAACTACAATTTTATTACCTGTTGGAACTTATAAGACTGACGCAGGAGTATCTTTCAGAGTAGAAGAAGAAGGTATTGTTGCTGAGGTTATTGAATCAGAAACTGAAGAAGTAGTTGAGGAAGAAGAATTAGCTGAAGAAGTTACTGAAGAATTAGAAGTTGAAGATGACGCTTTTGAAAGATTAGTACAAAGAGTACAAAACTTAGAGGACGCAATCGCAGACTTAAAAGAAGATAAAGTTGGAGGTGATGACGAAGTTGAAGAAATGTCAGAAGAAACAACTGAACCTTCTACAAATCCTAAGTCTATTAAAACTACAGAAGTAGTTGAGTTTTCAGCAGAAGATGAATTAACTAAGTTAAAAGAAGAAAACGAAAAACTAAAGACTGAGTTAGCAGCACAACCTGCTTCAGCACCTTTAGACACAAACAAGTTCAGTTCAGATAGAAAGCCAATGGCTAGAAAAGAATACAACAAACTATCTAAAAGAGAAAAGTTCTTACACGATTTAAACAAATAATAATTAATAAATAAAAAACAAAAATTATGGCATTTACTACAACAAGTAATTATGCAGGTAAAGCAGCAGGATTCTACATCTCAGCAGCTTTAAACCAAGCAAACTCACTAGAATACTTAACTATGATTGAAAACGTGAAATTTAAGAGTTCAATCCAAAAAATGGCAGGTTCATCTTTAGTAGCAGACGCTTCTTGCGACTTTACTGACGCAGGTACTTTAGCATTGACTGAAAATGTACTTACTCCAAAGAACTTGCAAATTAACCTAGATTTATGTAAAGCTACTTTACTTGATTCTTGGGAAGCGATGCAAATGAGAGCAGGAGCAGGCGCACCACCACCTGCATCTTTTGATGACTATGTAATCTCTTATATGGGAGAAATTATCGCTAATGGAGTTGAAGAATCAGTATGGTCAGGAGCAGCAGCTACAGGAGGACAATTTGAAGGGTTCTTAACAGCTACTACAGGAGCATTTGCAGTAGATGGTACAGTAAACACTTCAACTGCTTCAGCAGCTTATACAGCAGCTAACATTATTGCTAACTTACAAACTTTAACGGCTGATATGGCAACTGATATTTCAGCAGTATTGAGAAAAGATGACTTACATATTTATATGAGTCCTAAAACTTACGCTTTATATGTTTCAGCAGTATCTACTTTAGGATATGTAAACGCTTACAATATGAACGGAGACTATGCACCTGTATTTGAAGGGTACAAAATCGCTGTTTGTAACGGAATGCCAAACGACCAATTAGTAGCAGCAGAGAAGTCTAACTTATTTTTCGGTACAGATTTAATTTCTGACCAAACTGCAAATATCAAATTAATGGATATGTCTGCTTTGGATGGTTCTGATAATATGAGGTTAGTTGCTCGTTACTCAGGAGGTGTTCAGTTAGGTATCGGAGCTGATATCGTTCACCAATCATAATAAAATAAATAATACGGAAGGAGGGGGTAAAACCCTTCCTCCCTTAACCTAAAAAAAACAATAATATGGCTTGTACAGCACTAACAAAAGGTAGGGGACTTGACTGTAACAGAATCAGTGGAGGAATTAAGAATGTATATTTTGGTGTTTACGACCAATTTAGTCCACTTCCTGTTGTAGCTTCAGGAGAAGTAACGGATATTGAAATGGCTTCTAACACCCTGTATAGATATACTACACCATTAGGAGTAGCTAGTCTTTCAGAAACAATTACAGGAAGTAGAGAAAACGGAACAATTTTTTATACTCCTTCAATAACAGTAATTCTTAACAGACTTACAAAAGAAGACCAAAATCAAATAAAACTTTTAGGTCAAACTAAATTAATAGTATTTGCAGAGTTGAACGCAACTTTAGCGAATGGACACAATGTGATAGTTGCTTTAGGAGTAACAAACGGAATGGAACTTAACGCAGGTACTGAAGATAGTGGTGCTGCATTCGGTGACAGAAACGGTTACACTCTTACATTTGACGGTTTAGAAAATGAGCCGTTCCCAATGGTTGCAGACTACACTACAGACCCATTTGATAATTCAGCGTTCACAATGGGAACAATAGTTACTTCTTAATCAGTATTCTTTTATATATTTCTTGAATGGGGTGGCTTAGTGGCTACCCTTTTCTATTAGTCTAGTGAAGGTGTTACAGCTTGTCTGTATATAGGAAACTAGCGTTCACTATGGGTTAAAGGGTGCTTCGGCATCCTTTTTCTCTTACTAACCAAACAAATTCAACTTTTTTCTATTATATAATATGATACAAGCAATTACTGCAACAAACTTTACAGCATATATATCAACTGAAGACAATCGCATAAATACTTCTGTTGCTAAGACGCAGATAAGACACTTAGTAAAGTTCATAAACGATATGGATGGAAGTGTAGAGTACGCTTACCCTACTGAACAAATAAACAATAGATATACGCAAATGGGATTCACTTACAGAGCTGATTTGGAAGGTTTAGACTTATATGACGCTGAAGTTCATTTATTACCTGCGGGATATTGGAAGTATGAAGTTTACGAAGTAAGTTGGGTTGGAACAGTTACTTTAGATGAAAATCACGCACCTTCTACAGAAACTGAAGTGTTACACCCTGCTGCAAATGTTGGAATAGTACAAGGGTTAGTAACTAAAGGAAAAATGTATCTAGCAGAAAAAGACGGAACAGAACAAGTTCAATACACACAATACCCTGAAACTTCAGGAACTAATTATATATATTACGGACAATAAAATAAAAAAAAATGGCAATAGACAATGTACAACAATTATTAACAGAGCAACTAGGAAAAAATAGATGTGATGTAATATCAACAACAGCAATGACAAGCAAAGATTATTATGCAGTATTCTTTCCTGTAGAGAGCGTAGTAGCTTCAATAGTGGCTTCTAACGTACAAACAGGTACAGGTAGTGCAATAGCTAACCTGCACACAACTTTCGCAGCAGGAACGACTTTATTCTTAAATGTAACGGCTATCACTTTGACTAGTGGAGTTGCTATCTGTTACTATGACCAAGTAATATAATGAAGTTAGCACTAGGAATGTCTTTACCTTCTAGTAATAAAGGAGGATTAACACCTGTACAAAAGCAAGTAAATGACTTTAAGGTTAGGGTTGTTGCTGATGGAGGTGTATTTGAAGCTAAGGCTTGTTTAGAAGCACAATTAACAATTTTAAGTAATATACAATGAGTTTATTAGATGATGTAAGTATTGTAGTAACTCCTAATGGATATAAGGCAGGAGAATTGTATGCAGTTAAACCTAATAATGGAGACGCAGATATGGATGTTACTAGAGCAACTGATGCTACAAGAGTAGATGAGAATGGTTTAATTAAAAAACTTGGAGCAAACGTACCTCGTATAGACTACACAGGAGGAGGTTGTCCACATATATTAGCAGAGCCACAGAGGACTAATATTGTTACTTATAGTGAAACTTATGGTTCAGGTACTTTTTTTATTGGAACTTCAGGTTCTACGATTGACAATACAACAAACATTTCTCCAAGTGGAGATGCTAATGCAACACAATTAACGAGCACAGGTGCAGGTAAATTACAGTCAGGAGGATTAGGTTTAACTCAAAATACAGATTATGTACTTTCTTTTTATGCTAAAAATGTAGATGCTACGCTTGTTAATAGCAGGGTTTTAGGTCTAGGAGGTAGTGGAGGGACTAATTTAACATCAGTAGATTACACAAGTCAATTAAGTACTACGGAATGGACGAGAATTACACATACATTTAATACAGGTACAAATACTACAATTTATGTATATTTATCAAGTGCTTTAAATAGTGGAGGTACTATACAATTATGGGGAGCACAATTAGAAGAAGGCTCTTACGCAACATCATACATTCCAACATCAGGAAGTACAGTTACAAGAAACCAAGACATCTTCACAAGAGATGGTATAGGTAGTTTGATTAATAGTACAGAAGGGGTTTTGTTTGTAGAGATGGCTGCTTTACAAACTACAAATACTAATACAGAGTATTTAGTTATGTCTGATGGGAGTTATGCTAATAACAGTATTATGTTTCAATTAAGAAGTGGGGCTAACCAATTAGCAGTTTGGGGATATAGTGGTGGTGTTTATCAAATTGCTGAAATAATTACTTTAACAGACATAACTGATTTTAATAAAATAGCAATTAAATGGAAAGTAAATGATTTTGAAGTTTTTATCAATGGTTCTTCAGTTTATTCTTTAGGTACATATACAGCACCAACAGGATTAGATAGAATAGAATTTTCAAGAAATGGCTCGTCTCTTTTCTACGGTAAAGTAAAACAACTACAAGTATATACCACAGCACTCTCAGATGACCAAATAAAGCAAATAACTCAGTAATATGAATATATATAAATTACAATACGAAACAAAAGCAGAGGGAGATGCTGACTTACTTGCTAAAGGTACTTACGAAGTAATAACTGAAGAAGGAGTTACTCAAGATGTTTACAGAAATGGTACACAGGCTATCGTGTATCTTGGTAAAATAGTAGAAGTACCTGCAACTTATGATAAAGATGGTAAAGAATTAACTCCTCCTATTTATTATGATGGAGTATTTTACGACCTAATGACTACAGAAGAATATGATTTTGGAATACACGAGTTATTTCCTGTAAATTGTGTACATTCGTTCTTAGGTTATGAAAAGAACGCAGAAGGTACAGATGTAGACCCTGATGAATTAATAATAGAATAAAATGGATAAAATACTTAGTATAAACTTAGAAACATCAACAGCTCCAATAGTACAAGAAGTAAGAGGACGTGATTACATAGAGTACGGAACGGAAGATTGGAAAAACCTCTATCCTCAGTTCTTGATTGACCTTTACTACAATTCTAGTACACACGCTGCAATTATCAATCAGACTGCTGAAATGATAGCAGGTGAAGACTTAGTATGTGAAGAAGATGATACTAATTTAGAAAGTTACGTTAAGCTTAAGAAGTTTCTAAGACACGCTAATTCTAACGAAAGTTTACACCAAGTAATTAAAAAAGTTGCTTTTGATTTTAAGCTTCAGGGAGGGTACGCAATACACGTTGTTTTTAATAGAGAAAGAACAGAAATCGTAGAGCTGTATCACGTACCTGTAGAGCGTGTAAGAGCAGGAAGACCAAATGCAATGGGTAAGGTTGATACTTACTATATAAGTGCTGATTGGGGAAACACTAGAACGAATAAACCCTATCCTGTACCTGCTTTTAATGTGAACGACAGGACTTCAGGAAGTCAGTTAATTTACTCAGGTTCGTACAGTCCTAATATGGACGTTTATTACACTCCTGACTACATAGCAGGTTGTAATTGGGCTTTAGTAGACCAAAAGGTAGCGGAGTTCCACCTTAACAATATAGAGAATGGATTCGCAGGCTCGTATTTTGTAAGTTTCGCTAATGGTATACCAACATCTGAGGAAAGAAGACAGATAGAACAAAGCTTAGTAGATAAATTTACAGGAGCTTCTAATAGTGGTAAATTTGTATTGACGTTCTCAGATGATAAGACAAGAGTACCTGAAATAACTCCTATTAGTGTTTCTGACGCAGACAAGCAATACCTAGCATTACAAGAACTTTTAGTTTCAAATATTTGTGCAGCACATAGAATTACATCTAAGACTTTAATGGGTATTGATACAGATAATGGTTTTTCAAGTAACGCAGATGAACTTATCAATGCAGCTAATTTTTATCAAAATACAGTAGTAAGAGGATTCCAATTAAATATCCTAAATACTTTACAGACTATATTCTCTGTGAACAATATGGATTTACCTGTTGAGTTTGTTCAACTTAAACCAATTACAGTTCAATTTGATTCTAAGACTATTAGAGAAGTAATGACAGTTGATGAAATCAGAGCTGACTTAGGACTTGAACCTTTAGGAGATGAAGAAACAGTAGAACAAGATGTAAAACTATCTGAAGTTGAAAAATGTAATTGCTCAGAAAAAACAGAGCTAGATTCTTTTATTGAAGAATTTGGTGAGGATATTTCAGAAGATTGGGAATTGATAGAAGAAGAAGTAGTAGACGGAGAGCATCAAGACTTTGACTTTGAAAATGAGCTTAACAATATAGCTAATGACAAGACAGAATTAGCATCAACAGGAACTGCTAGACCTAATGCTAGAAGTAAGCAAGACGGAACAAATAAAGCAGACAATGAATTTTATAAGGTTAGATATGTTTACACTAAAGACAACTTCTTAAGCCAAGAAGGAAGTACTAGAGAATTTTGTAGTAAAATGATGTCAGCTAGGAAAGTTTACAGAAAAGAAGATATAATACAAATGGGTTCAAGAGCTGTAAATGCAGGTTGGGGACCTCGTGGTGCAGATACTTACTCAATTTGGCTTTACAAAGGAGGGGGAAATTGTCATCACTTTTGGTTAAGACAAATCTACAAAACATCTTTAAGAGGTGCTAAAAGTAACATCAAGCCAAGTGAAGCAATATCTTATACTAAAGCTTTGTCTGAAGGTTTTACATCTGAAAAGAATGACAACCTAGTAGCAAGACCACCAAAAAGAATGAAAAATAACGGATTTTTAGAACCAAGATAATTATGGCATACGTACTATTTATATCAGAAGCGAAATTAAAGGACTCTACAGCAATCAATTTGAATGTTGATGTTGAGCTATTACTTCCTTATGTTCGTCAAGCACAGAAGCTCTATGTAGAAACTAAGCTAGGTACTGACTTGAATCAAAAGCTTAAAGACTTAATTGTAGCAGGAACAGTAGGAAACGCAGGAAACGAAGCTTACGCTACTTTACTAAATGACTACATAGGTGATATGTTACCGAATTGGGCGTTCTATCACGCTATCCCTTTTTTAAGATTTAAGATTGAGAACGGCAATATTTACTCTAAGACTTCAGAAACAGGAACTGCTTTAAGTACAGAAGAAAGCCAACACCTAAGAGAAGAAGTAAGAAATACAGCTGAATACTACACAGAGAGAATGATTGACTACATTTGCAATAATAATTCTAGTTTCCCTGAATACTCTACAAATACAGGTGCAGATGTGAACCCTGATAGAAACGCTTACTATAATGGAATGAACCTTGAAAGACCAACACCACAAGGAACAAAACTTACTTTAAGAAACTTTCTAAATTCATCTGATTAATGAAGAAACACTATAAACCTAAACAAAAGAATATAACTAAATTAAAATCGTACTTAAATGCCGATAAGAAAAACAATACAGGAAGTGTCCGAAGTAGCAGTAGTAAACGGAACTGTCCTAAGCGTAACAACATTTAGCAATTTAGAACTAGCTTTAAAG